GAAGCCTGTTTCCAATTATGATACAGGTAAGTAACGTGCCCATAAAGGACAGAATACAAATAAAAATTAATGCTACTATCATATTAGTATTTGTTTAGTTAAGGTGAACAATAGAAATATCATATTACATCAGCCTGTTCATTAGTTAAATTATTAATTCCATCTCCTTGCTGTAACTGATGTGGTACTTTGCTGTTCTCTTTCACATCATCTTCTAGTACAGTTTTAATTGTACTTTCATTTACACATGAAAGTATAGTAACTAAATGATGTTTTCTAAAGTATTCAACTACCTCTGAAATATTTTTAGCTGCGTGTCTAACAATGCTTATTGTTCCGTCTTTTTGCTTAAATTTAATTTCGTAGACATTTGCTTTATCAGTATTATAAACTACTGGTACTGATTCTTCTAATACACATGAAATCATCACAGGTGGATGCATTTGATATGTAGGATTACGTTCTCCAAATATTTTAACTGCTTGATACATACTAGCAGCTTTACATCTATCTGTGTATTCCCATGTATGTACTTTATCAAAGCTGTTTTGTCTTTGAAATGTTGCTACGTAATTATTCATATTATTAATGTTTATTGGTTGCTTTATTGTTTCGATGCTCAATTACATCATCATCAGTTAGAAGAACACTTCTAAGACAATATTAACACAAAGAGGAAATAACTCACAAGTATAACTAAATACGTATTATACTGGTTACTAAAGATATAAATCAGATTCTCAGGTCTAATCTTCACTTTTAATTACAATGAGTTTGTAATTTCGTACTTCTCTCCGCTAAGTGTTAATAATAGATATGAGGAATCTATCAATACCGCTGTTTATACATGTGCTTTACAGTTTTATACACACGCCCTAGCCTCTCACTATTTATTAAGGTGAGATAAAGGGCATTTCACCCTCTATGTTTTTACAGCATAAACTTTGATAAGCTATTGTAACAGAAATTACAACTATTTGGAGCAACTAATTATTCACCTATAAATAGGTTTAGTGTTTATCCATGCTTTATGTCTCACCAAAGAATTTGCTGTTTTCTATGTTTTTATTTCACTGTTGCTCAAGTATCAACTTGGTGTGATTACAATTCTTATTTTTACAAATACAACACATCTGTAATTACCGTACTGTGATCTATAGTATATTGCAGGCTTTTCATTTGATGGGTCGTATTGCAAAGAGGTGTCTTCATAAGCTTTGAGAACACCTTCAATGTCTTCAACTATTGATTTACAGCTTTTATCAATAACGTGCTGTTTAGCACAATTTATAGCTGAATCGAGGTCTGAATACAATGCGTTAACAAAATAACCATCATTGACATCAAGATTGGTTGCTATTACTTCAAATACTTTCATGTTATTGGGTATTATTGGGTGTTAGGATTGTAAATTGACTGCTTTGATTGGTGAGGATAATCAGGGATTAGTTGGATAAAGTAACACATACAGACGTACAATAGAGGAAGATTGCTCTTCCCCTATTATATTGCCTAGATTGCTGTTAATCAATGAGTTACTTCACTGTCCTGACCAGTTTCTGTGCTGTGTCACCAATGACACGAGTGTCAAACTCCATCACTTTGTGCATTGTGTCAACTGCAAAGGTCACTTGTGCTTCTTGCAGCTCAACCTCAGTGAATGCATCAAGTGGAATGAACTGGAAACCAACTGTTCTTGGCTGCTCCTGCACTTTCTTCCAACCATAATCCACCAGCTTGCCGCCATTTGGATCACTAAACTTTATTACAACATTCTTTTCACCGATGTGAAACTTCGTTACTTTTGCTAATTCTACCATGATTTGGGGCGGTTTATTCCGCGTCACTGATAGCTGGGGTCTGTTTGTAGTGGTGGCCTACTTTTTAATATGCTTTTTATTTTTTTTAGCATACTTTTTATTTTTTTTTCTAGGATTTTTTCTCCTGTAATTTGGAGTAAACAGTTGTATGGCTGTTATTAGATATGTAAATAGATGATTTTAATGTAATTACTATTTAAGGGGAAGTGAAACGCCCCCCTTAATCCCCCCACTCTACTTGTTTAGTAAGGGGTAGAAAGATAGTATGTACAGAGCCTTAACACAAGCCTGCGTATGAAATTTTTAATCTTGGTAGGGGGTTTCAAACCTACTGCACGGAGAGCCTCAAGGTGACTCTATAAGCTATATGGTAGGGAAACTATCGCATAATGAGCCTGTTAGTGTGCATTTTCATAGGTATAAAGGTACGAATTACTTTCTGGGCTATCAAATATTTTTAATATTTTTCACAAGTATGTAAAAGTATAAAATTTTTTTGTACTTTTGTCACTGTGAAGCAGGTTAAAAAAATACAGGTGACTATAAGTACTCTTACGGAGTATGTTTCTTTACATAAGGGCATTTTGAGCCTGACAGATGTGGAGTGTAAGATAGTTGCCACTATTTTGAAGCATTGTCCTGATGGAAGTTTCTGTAAAAAGGACAAAAGGGCTATTTGTGAAGAGCTTGGAGAGAGTAATAGCTATTTGAATGTGTATATTGACAGGATGTTGAAGAATTTGATCATAGTTCCTACTTCTACAGGGTATCAAGTTTGTAAAGCGGTCATGCCTCAAGGAGAAGAGGCTCTCCTTATAATGTACAACAAGTTATGAAGATAGTTGTTAAGGGGTCTATAGAGGAACTTATGGATTTGATAGCTAGAGTAGAGGAGTTAGAACTAAGTACAATAGGAGTGGCAGGATATCATAAGCATAAGTTGCTAGTAATTTCAGGAGAAGAAGGTTTATTGGAGGTTAAATATGGACACAACGAAGGAACAGTACAGGAATAGGATTAGTATGCTAAAGAAAGCTGCTGATATGGTAAATGCTTCTCTTAAAGATGTTGAAGAGGCTTTTGACGCACAGTTTAAGTTCATCAGTAATCATATTAAGAGTAGGAGTATTGATACAGTGATGCTCAAACGGTTAGGAAAGTTTAAACTCAGTGGTAGGTATAAAGGCCCTGAGTCTTTTGATAGGATTGATAGTACTAAAAACAAGCAAGATGTTATTTGATTCTGAAAACGGAGAGGTTGTTATCAGCCCACAAGCTAAACAGTTAGCTCCCTTTAGAGCTATATGGACAAGAGACAGAGACAAAGCAAAGATTGTAGCACTCAAAGAGCTTGCTTATGTGTACTACATGGCTGATTATAGGAGTCCTTATTTCAATTTACCTAGTGAGGATAGGGAAGCTTTGATTGTTCGGAGTTTGTTTAAGGAGGAGAAAGACCCTAGACTAGAGAGGGTAAGAGAATGGAAACCAGATAACATTATACAGGAGGCTATAGTTTTTTATAAGGTGCTTTGTCAGACTCCTACTATGAGGTTGTTGGAGCAGACTAAGAATTCTATTTTAGATTCGGATAGGCTTGTGAGTATTTCAAGGAGAAGAATGCACGCACTAATGGATAGACTGGATACGATGGATGCTATAGAGGAGGTAGATGAAATATCTAAGGTAGGTATCCAAGCTGTAAACACTTTTAAGAACATTATTAATATAGCTGAGACTATACCTGATGTGCACAAGACTCTTAATGCTGTTGAGGATATGATTAAGAAGGAGATTTCTGGAAGTAGTAGAGTTAAGGGTGGGGGAGCATTGAACCCACGAGAGATGTAAATGAATTTTAACAATTAAAAACTTATAAAGATGGATTTAGTAATGAAAAACAGTCTGGTGCATGTCGAAATGATTGATGCATCAAAGATAACAAAGAGTGGACTTGACTTGTCTATGTCTGCGGAGATGCAGAAAGCACAGAACAACCTACCATTCAAGGTACTAACAATAGATGCAGACAATCCTACAGGGTTAGTTGTTGGGGATTATGTGTATTTACGCCCAGGATGCAGCTTCTTTAAGATGCACCTAGAGCATGAGGATGCTGTGTTCATCAATCAGTTTGATGTAATCGCTGTTACAAAGAGCTTTGATTTTGCAAAGCACACAGCTATTGCTGCTGTTAGTATGTCTATTTCTTAGGGAGTACAGAATCAAAATAAAGGAGCAGGGGGAAACCTCTGCTTTTTTTATGTACTTTTACAAAAAAAAGTTTTAAAATGTTTCACAACACTCTACTATTTTCAGAAGCTGCTGAGCATTTTAAGAGGTATGGTTTTTATTGTGCTGACCCTGAGAATACGATTGGGTATAATAAGTACTGGGATGAACAAGAACTTAGATGTAGGCAAGGTTATTCTATTGGAGGTACTCGAATCACAGGGGCACATTATTTCTATTTGAACTTTTGCCAAATCAAACTAACAGATACAGAAAGAATACGAGAGGCCATCAAGGTTAGAGACGTTACAGCCAGAGGTAAGACTATTGACTTTCCAAGATTCTGGGATGGTGATTGGGATTACTTTAATGCTGTAGAAAACGCAAGGATTCTAGGCCGACATCTTATAATAGATAAGTGTAGACGTAGAGGGTATTCGTATAAGAATGCTGCTCTAGCTGTTTATGATTACACTTTCATTAGGAATAGCTTTACCATCATAGGGGCACATGAAAAGAAGTACTTGTATCCAAATGGTACAATGTCTATGACTAATAATTACATGAACTTCTTGAACATCCACACAGCTTGGTCAAAAAGAAGAGATGAGATTAATAGAATAGATCACAAGAAGGCCAGTTTTATACACACCAATGAGATTACAGGTATCACAACCAGTGGTGGTTATGCTTCAGAAGTAACTGCTATTACTTACAAGGATAACCCAGATGCGGCTAGGGGTAAAGATGCATCATTGATTCTGTTTGAAGAAGCTGGTAAGTTTGATAATCTTAAATTGTCTTACTTAGCAACTAAGCCCTGCGTAGAAGATGGTAATGAAACCATCGGAACTATAATTGTATTTGGTACTGGTGGTGATATGGAAGGGGGGTCTGTTGACTTTTCTGAAATGTTCTATGACCCAGAGCCTTACAGATTTATAAGTTACACTAACATCTGGGATGAAGCTTCTTCTGGAACATTCTGTGGTTTGTTTATTCCTGACTACATGAATAAGCAAGGTTACATTGATATAGATGGTAACTCAGATCAAGAAGGTGCTAGAGCTTACGAAGAAGAGCAGAGAAAAATAATCAAGCTAGCCAAAGACCCATCAATATTAACAAGGCATCTATCAGAATATCCTTTCTGTCCTGCTGAGTCTTTCTTAGTATCTAACTTTAGCATACTTCCAATAGCACACCTCCAGATACAAGAGAAGAGATTAATGACAGACCCACTACTAAAGAGTATTGGAACGCCTGGGGAGTTTGCTAGAAAAGAAGGAAAGCTTAACTTCAAACCTGACTATGATAATTGTCATCCTATAAATGAGTTTCCTTTAAAAGGAACATCACCTACTGTAGGTAGTGTGGTGATTTACTTTGACCCTTATAGAATAGATGGAATAGTGCCTTCTGGGCTTTATTACATTGGACATGACCCATACGCACAAGACTCTGGAGGATTGTCTTTAGGGGCAGCTTATGTGATGTGCAGACCTAATAAGTTTACAAAGCCAGATGACATAATTGTAGCTGAGTATGTAGGTAGGCCGCACAGTCAAGATGAATATAACAGGGTGCTCTTTGAGCTTGCTGAGTATTACAACGCTAAGATAGGTTTTGAGAATGATAGAGGTGAAGTAATTCCATTTGCCAAGAGGTTTAAGAAGTTACAGTATCTGCAAGAAGAGTTTCAGATGCTGAGTATTAGAGAACTGCAAAGCTCCCACGTGAATAGGGGTTATGGTATGCACATGACAGAGCCAAGGAAAGCTCAAGGAGAGATTTATCTTAGAGACTGGTTGAATACAGTAATCAGTGTAACAGCAGATGGCAGAGTGATCACGAATGTGGATAGGATATATTCTATTGGACTCTGTAGGGAACTTATTAGATTCAATAAGAAGAAGGGTAACTTTGACAGGGTAATGGCTATGATTATTGCAATGTACCACAACGTAGAACTCTATGATAAGGAGATAGAATCTCCCAATAGCAACAGTGCTATAGATGAATGGTTTGAAGATAACTATGCAGATGCAGACGAATACTAAAGTTGTATAATAATAGAACGCATATACAAAAATTTTTTATACTTTTGAGGAGTTAAATTTGATTCCATGTATCACATCCCTCCGCAAAAACTTAAAGATTATGAGAAAACCCCACAATGGTATCGTGCTAATGTGGATGGTTTTATAAATATTGCGGCTTTCTATCATGATGACAGGAGAAGGAAACTCAAGAATCTGTATGATGCTATGAATGGGTATGTGAACTCAGAGCATTACAATACATTTTTGCACTTTGGTAAACTCAATAACAAGAAGTTTCCAGCCCAGATAAGAAACTTTCCAATTATAAGTCCAGTTATTTACAGGCTTATTGGAGAGAAAAGAGCCAGACCCTTTATCTATAATGTGCTTGCACTCAACTCTGATGTAGAATCTTTACAGCAAGAGGAGTGGAAGAAAGAACTTGTTGACTACGGCCAAAAGGTATTTGTGCTGGCCCTTTCTAAACAAGGTAAACACCCTGGTTTTTCTGTTGAGGCTCTAGAGACTCCACAAGAGTTTGAGAAGAGATTCAAAAGGAAATGGAAAGATGGTAGAGCATTAGCTGCTCAGCATGTATTGAATTACATTGTTAAAAATGAAGATGTCTTTAACAAAGTAATGCTGATGTTTTTTGATTGGTGTACGGCTGGAGAAGCTTACAGTTATAAAGAACCTAGACTACAGCATGTGCAGTATGACAGGGTTAATCCTCTTAATGTGGATTTTGACTTAGACCCTGACGCTGTTCTTATTCAAGATGCTGACTGGTTTATACAAAGAAAGTTCAGTCACACGGCTACTGTTATTGATAAGTACAGTGAGAAGTTAACGGATGATGAAATCACATCCCTTGAAAATCCTGTGAACTCTGGTATTGATATACAATCAGGTGTACATAACAACAATCCTTTTTGGAGAAGGTATGATAGACTTGTTGAAGAAGTGCATGTGGTATGGAAAAGTAGAAAGTATAGAGGTAGAGTAATCTACTTAGATGAAATGAATAAGAAGGTCATTGAAGAAGTTGACCCTAAGTTTAATATACAGCAGTTTAAGAACCAGTTGATTATGGGTAAGTTAAATCAACTTACAACAATCAGACAAGGAGAAATTGCAGAAGAGATAAAGCAAGGTATTCTACAAGAGCTTCCAGAACCTGAATCATCTGAGCAAGAAGCACAGCAGTTACAGGAAGCACAGATGAAACTTGATGAAGCTATAATTGAAATACAGCAGCAAGAAGTATTATCTCCAGAAGAAATTCAACAGACTGTTGATTATGTAAATAAGAGTACATCATTCTCAGCTTACTGGGATAATACTATTTGTCAAGGAGTTAGACTTGATAACAACATCTATGTAAACCTTGAAGAGATTCCTACAACTTATGGGCATCCTATCAAGCTTCCATACAACGGTAGAGTGTATGCAAACATAAACTCAGACCCTATCTCATTGGTTTCTGTTGGAATGCCTTTTCAAATTAACTACAACATTTTCAAGTATAGACTAGAGTTATCTATAGCAAGGTCTAAGGATGTTATCGCTGTATTTGATATAAACATGATTCCAAAGAAATGGGATATGGATAAGTGGAATCACTACCTTGAAGGTACTGGTATTGCTTGGGTAGACTTTTCAAAGGAAGGTATTAAACCTAATCCAAACATGCAGAGTGTAATGGACTTATCTGTTAAGATCATTGACCAGTATATAAACTTACTTGAATACACTGTATCTGAGTGGGAAAGAGTATCAGGAGTAAGCAGACAAAGACAAGGTGACATTACACAGAATGATGGTCTAGGTTCAGCGCAGACAGCTATCCAACAATCAACCTATGTTACAGAAGAGATGTTCTCAAGATTTGATGAACTGATTGCTGCTGACTTTCAGGGATTGATAGAGTGTGGAAAGTACACATACGCTGGTGGTAAGAAGCTTACTTATATTACATCTGAGGGCCTTGCAGCTTACTATGATTTGAAGCAAGGAGAACTAGAAGATGCTGAGATTGGTGTGTTTGTTTACAATGGTACTGATGAACTGAGAAAACTACAAGAAGCTAAGATGCTTACAGAAAGACTTGCCCAACAAGGTACAGCTCCTGTAAGTATGCTTCTTGATATAATTGGAGCAGAAAGCTATGCTCAATTAAAGAATAAGGTTCAGGACATTGAAGAGATTCAACAGCAGTTGGCTCAGGCTCAAGAAAGAGCAGTCAGTGAGCAGGAGCAATCTAAAAATGCTATTGAAGAAGCTAAACTTGCTCTTGACAGAGAGAAGCTGGATAGAGAAGATACAAACAAGCAGTTGGACAGAATAAACAAAATAGAACTCAAGAGAATGGATATTGATAGCACTACCTTTGCTTTAGATGCTAATAACAATAATGTTCCAGATGCTGTTGATCTAGAGAGGATGCAAATTGAAAGAACAAAGACTATGGCATCAGTAGCTGCTACAGATTATAAAACTATACTTGATAGTATCAAGGAAAGTAATAAGAGAGAGATAGACAATAAAAAACTTGCCTTTGAACAGAACAAGCTTAAAACTGAAACAGCTCTAAAGATTAAAGAGTTGGACATCAAAGAGCAAGACATGAAAATCAAACTCCAGATAGCTAAAGAAAATAAAAACAAATATGACTAACGCATCCATAGCACTTGTCCCATCGGGAGCAGGACTACCAAGATTCTTATGCAGAGCAAGTGCAATAGAAAAACAATAATTTAACAGTAAATACCTACTTTTGTAAATGTTACAATCTCCAATAAACTATGCGTTGTTTGTCTCTCTTGGAAGATCAGGAATGAATGACAATGATTTTTCTGGGGTTGTAACAGATTTAACACATCTTGAAAATAATGGCATGAGTGGCTTTTCAGGCTACTCAGGATTTTCAGGCCCTGTTGGAGAATCTGGGGCATCTGCTCATTCAGGTTACTCAGGTGCAAAAGGTGTTGCAGGTTGTGCTGGTCTAAGTGGATTTTCTGCTTTTTCTGGTTACTCAGGAGCATCAGGTCTTGGTATAAGTGGTTACTCTGGAATAGGAGCAACTGGTCAGTCAGGCTTTTCAGCCTTTAGTGGTTTCTCTGGAGTTTCTGCTTTCTCTGGTTTTACTGGGGTTTCAGGATTTTCTGGACAAACAGGGCAGTCGGGTTTAAGTGCAGCTAGTGGGTTCTCAGGCACTAGTGCTACATCTGGATTTTCGGGAGCAGTAGGAACTTCTGGATTTTCAGGGGGTGGTGGTATAAGTGGCTTCTCAGGAATAAGCGGTATAGGAGGTCAAGGCGATTATGGAGGTGTTTCATTTGAGTGGATATACGACTCAAATACAGACGTTGAATACGTATTGCCAAACACTTGGAAAGTAAACAACACCATACCTTTAGCAACATCAATAGCCATAGCATCTACTTCTGGGGCATTTAATCTAAAATCTCTATTGACTCAGATAAGTTACGGAGGGCTAATAAAAATATGGAAGAAATCAGACTTTTCGATATTTGCTGTTTATAAGTTAGATGAAGAGAGCATAAATGAAGCTGTAAGAAACTACATTCAGGCCGTGGTAGATGATGGTGGTACTGTTGAAGCAGTTGACTGCCTAAGAGCATTTTATATAAATTCTAGCGGGGGTATAGGCATTCCTGTGACCTACCTCTCTGGTAACGGCAGCATATTAAACAATGACGAAACCGTAATCACCTTTAGCCTATCTGGACAAAGTGGTTTTTCTGGATTTTCTGGCACGTCTGGATTTTCAGGAACAAGTGGTTTTTCTGGGGTTTCAGCTTTCTCAGGCTTTACGGGTGTGTCTGGCTTCTCTGCTTTCAGCGGTGTATCGGGCTTTTCAGGCGTGTCTGCTTTTTCAGGAACTTCAGGGTTCTCAGGAACTAGTGGCTTGTCGGCATTTTCAGGCGTTTCTGGAATAAGCGGTTTTAGTGGTGGTTCTGGTGCAAGCGGAGCAAGTGGATTCTCAGCCTTTTCAGGCGTAAGTGGAGTTAGTGGATTGTCAGGCTTTTCAGGAGTATCTGGAACTTCTGGAATAAGTGGATTCTCTGCTTTCTCAGGAACAAGTGGGTTTACAGGTGCTAGTGGAACATCAGCCTTTTCAGGGGTGTCTGGTTTTTCAGCCTTCTCTGGTACTAGTGGGTTTTCTGCATTCAGTGGTTTTTCTGCGTTCTCAGGCGTAAGCGGGTATTCAGCAGTAGGTACATCTGGAACGAGTGGATTTTCAGGCACAGGAGGAAGCTTAGGGACTAGTGGGTTCTCAGGAGTGTCAGGGTTCTATGGTTCTCTTGCATTCC